TAATTACAAAAAAGGCGGAAAAAAAATTCCGCCAATTTTTTTGCCCAGAGGGTCGCATAAATAATTCATTATAAAGTATCATTATGACCTACGTATACAGAAAGTACGAAAATCCGTCAACCAACAAAATGGAGGATTTGCAGGATTTGATAAACGAACTTTACGAAATTAATAAAAAACTAAAAGAAGATCTTGATGAGCAGCAGAGACACCTGATCGATTTGAAAGACGCATCCCAAGATTTACATACTAGGTTATGTGAACGTGAAGATGAAATTAATTCATTATCTCTCAAATTATTCCAATGTGAACAAGATAATATGGAACTACGTAATTTGTACGATGTTAACCATAACAGAATAGAAAGAGTTAGTATTGAGTTAGATAATCATTCACATTGAGTTCTTCATGCGTATAAATACTTATATGAAGACAAGAAAAGCAGCAAAGATCTTAATAAACCGAGCAAAAGAAAATCCTGATTTGTATACCGACCAAGAAGTTCAATATGCAAAGTTATTAAGAAAATATAATCCAAAAACTGTAACAAAAATTACATAACTGGTTGACTATATAGTGTGGGTATGCTAACATACCTTTACGTTCATCCAAATGCATAGTCTAGCACTACTGGTATTTCTATTCGCTGAACATGATGCAACCCATTGGGAAATGTCATGTGACGAATGGAACGAAGCAAGGGTTGAGATTCTCAGCGATGAGAACCACATACCTGATGCTAAGGAGTATCTTATAGATTACTTCTATACCAAAGTACCAGATCCTGATTGCAGACCATGGAGCATTGGACGCAAGTAAGCCGACTCGGAACGGGTACGTTCATCCCGAAAGGGACGCAAAAGCCGACTGAAGGAACGGATGTAAAAGTCCAACTACTTTAGGAGAAACCAAATGGCACAAGTCACATACCGTGGTATCAAATATGATACAAACAGGGACAAGGCAAAGCAGACTAACAAGGTCGATCTATCTTACCGTGGTGTAAGACAAGAAAAAGAACTTACAAGTCTTAAGTGATTGAAACTCTAGAGATATGCATAGCATCTGCTATCTTTCTCACAATCATAACTGCTGAAGTCAAGTTCCTATACGGAAAATAAAATAGAGGGGGTTTACAGCCCCCTTTTTTTATAGTATAATTAGTCGAAAGGTAATAAACATGAATAAAGGAAAACTAAAAGTTCTACTCATGGCACTTAAAGAAGTGGTTGATGAATTAGAATCTGAAGTTTATTCAGATACTGAAGCATATGTTCCTTCCACCCCACCTAAAGATACTTACGCAAGTTATGATGAAGTTTTAGGTGATGACGATGGTTACCCAGATTGATATGAATGAAAACAAATGGTTAATTAAAAACATCAAAGAGGCACTCAAACAACCTTTCAATTATAATATTGAAGAAATGGAGTATCTCAAGGAACAACTGCGAGAAGCAGAAGAACGACAAAAAAACGCAACTAGAGGTAAAGGATTCGGATGAGTAATGTTAAACTGATCTCTGTTTCTAAAGGAGCAGGTGAACTTGAGGGTAAAGATGCCCAAGAAGTTATTACCTATTGTGCTCGTGTAAGTAACCCAAGCAATCAAACTAAGTTTGATACTTCTGCAGGTCTTTTGAAGTATTGTATTAATCACAAACATTGGAGTATCTTTGAGCAAGCAGATATGACTGTGGAAATCAATACCACTCGTGGTCTTGCTGCTCAGGTGCTACGTCACCGTTCATTTACATATCAAGAGTTTTCACAAAGATATGCTGATACGACTAAATTGGGAGAAATTAAAACTCCACAACTTCGTAGACAGGATACCAAGAATCGTCAGAACTCTACTGATGATCTTGATGAATTTACAAAACAGAAACTAGAAGTACAAATGAAAACTTTGTTTTCTTCTGCTGAGTCACTATATGAACAGATGCTTGAATTAGGTGTCGCAAAAGAGAGTGCCCGTTTTGTATTACCATTGGCAACTCCTACCAGACTCTATATGAAAGGTTCTGTTAGATCGTGGATTCATTATATTGATCTTCGTTCTGCACATGGTACTCAGAAAGAGCACATGCAGATTGCGGAAGAAGTCAGAGTAATATTCAAGGAACAATTCCCTGATATTGCAACCGCCCTAGAGTGGTGATAAATATTTTTACCTAAGGAAAAGTATGGCAACGTATCCCGTTATTCATAAAGAAACTGGAGAACAAAAAGAAGTCGTAATGAGCGTCACCAAATGGTCGCAGTGGTGTGAAGACAACCCAGACTGGAAACGCGACTGGTCTGATCCATCAACTTGCCCTCAACCTGGAGAGGTTGGAGATTGGCAAAACAAACTAATTCGCTCTAAACCAGGATGGAATGAAGTTCTAGATAGAGCATCAAAATCACCAGGATCAACAGTAAAGAAAATTACTTAAACACATGCCCAGAAAAAAAGATTCTCCGATCGGAGTAGGAATGACGGCTAAACAGATGAAGCGTAAGAAACCAATTAATTCTGATTTCTTACTTGATGTGAAACCTCTTACAGAAAATCAAGAAAAACTCTTTGATGACTATAAAAAAGGTAAAAACATCTTTGCATATGGTGCAGCAGGTACAGGAAAAACCTTTATTGTCCTGTATAATGCACTAAAAGAAGTGTTAGATCAAAGAACACCATATGAAAAAATTTATATTGTTCGTTCTTTAGTTTCTACTCGTGAAATTGGTTTTTTACCAGGAGATCACGAAGATAAATCTGCTCTTTATCAGATTCCTTATAAGAATATGGTAAAGTACATGTTTGAAATGCCATCAGACGCAGATTTTGAAATGTTGTATGGTAATCTTAAAGCACAGGCAACTATTTCATTCTGGTCTACTAGTTTCATCCGTGGTACAACATTTGATAATTCAATTTTGTTAATTGATGAATGCCAAAACTTGAATTTTCACGAACTTGATAGTATAATCACTCGTACTGGTGAAAATACCAAAATTATGTTCTGCGGTGACGCATCACAATCTGACTTGACTAAAACTTACGAAAGAAACGGTATTCTTGACTTTATTAAAATCATCCGTAACATGGAAGATGAGTTTGGAATCACTGAGTTTACGGTAAATGATATTGTCAGATCAGGTTTAGTCAAAAAATACATCGCTACTAAACTTGCCCTAAATATTTAAATACTCAATGTTTAATCATGTCAATTTGAACCTTCCTAAACTCAGTCGTAAGACTGTTGATGGAGTCAGATATTACCAAGTAGAAGATGGTGGTGAGATGCTAGATTTAGTGTCCATTACCTCTGTTACTAGTCACAGGAATAGAGCAAAGTTTGCAAAGTGGAGAAAAAAGGTTGGTGATAAGGAAGCCGACCGTATCACGAAAGCGGCTACAAGTCGTGGTACTGATATGCATACTCTTACAGAGTATTATTTAAAAAATGAGGATGCACCTACAGATGTATTGCCTATCTCCAAAATGCTATTCAATATAGCAAAACCTTTTCTGGATAGTATCACCAATATTCACGCATTAGAGTCATCAATGTACAGCAAAGAACTTGGAATTGCTGGAACTGTTGACTGCATAGCAGAATATGACGGTGAACTTGCTATCATTGATTTCAAAACTTCCAAATCACCTAAACCACGAAAGTGGATTGACCACTATTTCGTACAGTGTTGTGCATATGCATGTATGTTGTATGAACTCACTGGACTTACTGTAAAAAAGTTTGTTATTATCATGGCATGTGAAGATGGTGAATGTGAAGTCTATATTGAAAGAGATAAAACAAAGTATATCAAAGAACTTGTACAATACATCCAAGAATTCATCACATACAAACTAAAAGAATATGCCTAAAGAAACCCTAGATGAAGTCCTAAAAGAGAAATTCATGTGCAAACAGAGTTTTGCTCTTGAAATTGAAAATCTTGCCACGCAAGAAAATCTAAATTATATTGACGCAATTATTTTGTTTTGCGAAAATAATGAGATAGAAGTTGATTCTGTGGTAAAATTAGTATCTAAACCACTGAAAGAAAAATTAAGATGGGATGCCACGCAATTGAATTTTCTAAAGAAAACAAGTCGCGCAAAACTACCTCTATGACTGCCTTTGATTGCTACAAAACATATCTAGCGATCAAACAGCACTTCACTCAACCTACCTACGATTACTTCCGATATCATGGTGCTACTAAGGGATCTGTGGTATCTTTTAATAAAAGGAAGGATAAGTATTTTTTTGAGAAGATGTCTCGTCAGAAGACAGATAGTGAGATTAAGGAATATTTTGTGGCAAATTTTGTTTATCCATCCAATCCACAATCAGTTTGGATTGGTGAAATTATAAAACAAGGTGAGACTAATTATAATACTTGGTTGAAGATCAATCAAAGTCTTGCATATTATTATAAGGAAGATTTAGGGATATTATTTGAAACTGAAGATTTTAAAAGTGTGATGGAGTGTAAGGGTCACCCGAAGTTGCTAAAAAAATATTTATCTGGTAAAATTAATTTGGAGACACTGGTTATTATGAACAAGATTCTTAATTTTGTTCCTTACTTTGATAATCAACTGAAAGATCCTGTATGGGAAACCGTAAGTTTGAAAATTAAAAAGTATAGTCCTTTCCTAAATATTAATGTGTTTTCATGTAAAAAAATGCTAAAGGAGGTGACAAGTCAATGAGTGAGTTTTTCGATTCTAACATCGTACAACAGTCCTTGAAAGAAATTACTGATATTCAAGAGACGATATTTAATTCTCTCTTCACATATCGGACATTTTCCGAAGAGGATAAACAAGAGCACATTGACCAGTTGCGTGTCCTTATTGAAAAGCAAAGGAATATGTATGCAAGACTAAGTCTTACAGACGATCCCGAAGCACTTGAACTTAAAGATAAAATCGAGCAATCAGCAATGATGCTTGGATTTCCTGAAGGCACAAACATGTCAGAAGTCTTCGACACAATGGATGAGACACTTATACAAGTGATCAAAACCAGTGGACTTGACAACTGACCAATAATACACTATAATAACCAAATCCGTACAAACACAGGCCAAATCTAATGTCTTTTTCCGATCTTAAAAAACAATCCAAATTAGGTTCTCTTACCAGTAAACTGGTCAAGGAAATCGAAAAACAAAACAACTCAAAGGGTGGTTCTGGCGATGATCGCTTATGGAAACCCGAAGTAGATAAAGCAGGTAACGGTTATGCTGTTATCAGATTTCTTCCACCACCAGAAGGTGAAGATATCCCATTCGTAAAACTATATACTCACGCATTTAAAGGTCCTGGTGGATGGTATATTGAGAACTCTTTGACTACTATAGGTCAAAAAGATCCTGTATCTGCGTACAATTCCGAACTTTGGAATAGTGGTAGCGATGCTAATAAAGAAATTGCCCGTAATCAGAAGCGTAAACTATCATATTACGCAAACATCTATGTAGTGAAAGATCCTACTAACCCTGAAAATGAGGGTGGTGTATTCTTATTCAAGTTTGGTAAGAAGATCTATGATAAGATCCTTGCTGCTATGCAACCTGAATTTGAAGATGAAGAAGCAATCGATCCTTTCGATTTCTGGAAAGGTGCTAACTTCAAACTAAAGATCAAGAAAGTTGCAGGTTACTGGAACTATGATTCTTCTGAGTTTGCTGGTGTTAGTCCACTTTTAGACGATGATGATGCACTTGAAGCAATCTGGAAGAAAGAATATGGACTTGCAGAGATTATTGCTGCTGATAAGTTCAAGGATTATGCAATTCTTGAAAAACGTATGAAGACTGTTTTAGGTCTAGAAGGAGCAGTACGTCGTCCTGATCCAGAAGTTGCTGATGAAGATGATAGTAGAGGTGAATTAGAAGACTACAGTGAAGGTTTACACAATAAAATTGAGGTAACTGCTGCACCTAAAGTAGAAGTTGCACCACCATCAAATGATGATGACCTTGATGATATTATGGCAAAGTTCCAGAAACTTGCTGAGGCTTAATAAGATCCTCTCTTTGTTTTTCCATCTCTTCGTTGAGATGAAACAGTGTACTTATATGCTGTTCTCATATCATTAATAAACATTCCTAAGAACTGAGGTCTTAACAAATAGATCTCAGTTTTTTTATTGTTTTCTTCAAATTCATATGCTAGGTTGGAAACACTTTTTACTGGATTTACGGCAGTTCCATTTAAATATACTGTAAAATTAGAATCAACCCACTTACCTTCGGGAACAATTAATTTATCATTGAGATCTTTTAATTCAGTTGTTTCGTAGTGATGAATGTTTTGAATATTGTTTTTACCATACTTTCTGTAGATAAAGTTATAAAAGTCTTCTCCTCCTAGTGGCCACTCATCTCTTAGATTGATAATATTATTTGTGATTAATATAACATAGTCCAGTTCTTCATCTTTATAATATTCTAAGGCAACCTGATCAGGTCTAGTTCCATCTGGAATAATAAATCTATCAAAATTAGTCACATCATTATAAACCTCATCAATCATTTTCATTCTCTTGAAGAGGTTTTTAGTTTTTATGTACTCGTCTTTCGAGTTTCTATAAGTTGAAAAAGGACTTTGAACTTCAAAGTCTGGTAGTTCTCTGAAATAACCCATTAGTATCCTGTTCCTCTTAGACCTTCACCAGTGTCATAATCTTCTTTGTAAATTGGGTTGAGTTCCGCAAAAGACAATGCTAAATTCATATGAGTTGGTGTTGCATCTTCATATGTACTATACTGTCCA